CTACAATGGAAGAAATAAAATGCAAGATATTAGGAATCTCTAGAGATGAGATTTTAAATGGATGAGCGTAATATGTAAAGTAGATGGTAAAGAGTTCAAAGATGAAAAAAGTCTTCATCTTGCTCTTAGGGGATATGGTTTAAATAAAGAAAAATACTATCACACTTATTTTCCCAAGAAAGATTTATTAACTGGAGATGTTATATTATTTAAAACAAAAGAACAATACTTAAATAGCGATTTTAATGATAAGAATAACATGAAGAAATGGCTAAAACAGCAGCCATTAGAAGAAGCTCAAGACTACTGCAAGAATCTTTTGGTAAAAAGAAAAAACGAAAAGAACCTAATATATTCTCCAACTCAAATAGAGCTTAGAACAATAATGAGTCCATCTGTAATTTCTTATAATCAAATATTTGAGGACTACTATCGATTATGTTCTGAAGTAGGATTAGAAAATAAATATATTCACCCAAATGCAATAACCAATCAATTTAAAAATAAATTATCTTCACAAGATATCATTTACGTAGATACAAGAGAACAAAATTGGCTTAAATTTAATATACCATTTGAAATTAAGACTTTATCTTTTGGAGACTATGCTTGTAGCAATGACAATTGTGGTTGTTATATAGAAAGAAAAAGCTTAAGTGATTTCATTAGCACTTTAAGCGCGGGTAATTTTGATAGGTTTAAAAATGAGATAGATAAGTCTAGAAAAAACAACTGCAATCTTATAGTTATTGTAGAAGAAAAGCTAGCTAACGCTTTGAGCTTTCAATATCTTCCTCATATTAGCAAAAAGATTAAAGCTACTCCAGAATATATCTTTCATAACGTAAGATCTCTTATTCAAGAGCATAGTAATCTACAATTTTTATTTGTAGATGGCAGAGAAGAAATGAAAAGAGTAATTGAATCTATATTTGCAAGTAAATGTTTTTATAGTAAAGTAGATCTTCAATTAGCTTATGATATGAAACTATTATGATATACTGTCCAGAAAAATATATTAGAGAAGTTAAAGATGTAAATGCTGAACTAGCAGAACTCAAAGGCTATCTTAATGATAAAGAGGCTAAAATTAGTTTAGCAAAATTTCTTAGAGCAAATCTTGGGTTTACAACAGAACTTATTAGTGGAGTAAAGCTAGCTCCTTACCAAGAAATCCATCTTAAAGCATTAATGAATAGAAATTTTAATATGTGCGTCTTTGGTCGTGGTTGCGGTAAGTCATTTATTGCTGCAGTATTTTGTTTTCTTCAGTGTGTATTTGAACCAAATACTAAAATTCTTATAGCTGGTCCAACATTTAGAACTGCTAGATTTATCTTTAATAATTTAGAAAAGATAGTTGAAAGTTCTGGTGCTGAATTACTTGCTCAATGTTTTGGAGCAAAAGCAAAACGTAATGATCAATTTGAATGGCAAATTAATGGTGGAAGTATAGTAGCTATTCCTCTTAACGGAGAAAAAATTCGAGGATTCCGCGCTAATATTCTTGTGCTTGACGAGTTTCTTTTGCTTCCAGAAGAAATTATTAAAAATGTATTAATGCCATTCTTAGTAGCTCCACAAAACATCAAAGAAAGAATGGAGATACGAGAATTTGAAGACAAATTAATTGAAGAAGGCTTAATGAAAGAAGAAGATAGAATGGTATTTGAAAACACAAGTAAAATGGTAGCATTGTCTTCTGCTAGTTATACTTTTGAAAATCTTTACAAAACATATTCAGAATGGTGTGCAAAAATCATAGAAAAAGAACAAGGCGAAGCAAAATACTTTGTAAGTCAATTAAGCTATGAAGCTTTGCCAGAAGAAATGATCGATAAAACAATTATTGAAGAAGCTCAAGCTGGCGGATCAAGTCATAGTAGTTTCCTTAGAGAATATTGTGCTCGATTTACGGATGGTAGCGATAGTTATTTTAATGCAAAAAAGATGGAAGAATGTACCTTGAAATTAGGAGAAAAACCTCATACTCTTTTAAAAGGTGAATCATCTAAAAAATATATTCTTGGAATCGATCCTAATATGAGCGATAGTCCAAATGCGGATTATTTTGCTATGGCAGTATTAGAAATAGATGAAGATACAAAAACTTCAACATTAGTCCATACTTATGCTGGCTTAGGTAATTTAAAAAATCACGTTGCATATTTTCATTATATAATGACTCATTTTAATATTATATTTATAATCCTTGATAATGCAGGATCTGACGTTTTCTTATCTAGCTGTAATGAATCAGAGTTATTTAAAAAAGACAAATTAAATATTAAATTATTAGATTTTAATTCAGATTTAGAGGGTCTAGATTATGATTTAATGATACGAGATATTAGGAATAAATATAATTTACAAGATGGTAGAATAGCTATTAATCAAGTATTTACTAGCAATTTTATTAGAAAAGGTAATGAATATTTACAAGCTTGTATTGATTATAAGAAAATTTGGTTTGCTTCTAATACTGGTGGACATGAAGATTTCTTTAATAAAGTAATGAATAGTAATGCTAATTTAAGTTTAATCCGCACAGAAGATAAAAAAGATTGGACAACTTTAGATTTTATAGAAAATCAAGATGATTTCATATATCAAACCAAGAAACAATGTGCTTTAGTTGAATATACATCTACTAGCCGTGGTAATCAAAACTTTGATTTGCCTCAACATTTAAAAAGAAGTGCCTCTGCTAATAAAGCCAGAAAAGACAATTATTCAGCTTTAATGCTTGCAAATTGGGGCTATAAATGCTATAATGATATTATGTCACAACCACAAATATTAGAAATTCCAACTTTTTCGCCTATAATGATTACATAAAGTGTAATAATTTAAACAAATGTCTAAAAAAAATCAAAATAAATCAAAAAAAGCCAAAAATACCGATATTCAACCCTTAATGGTATCTCAAGCTAGTTCTAGCAAGATCTACGAAGCAAAAGCGGCATCGGATGATACAAGAGTAAGAAGAAATTTAGCTGGTAATATTACAAGAACAGAAAGATATAAGAATATTGATGATGGATTAATCCCATTTAAATACTCTACAGGTATCAAAGGTAGTTCTAATATCAACATCAGAGACGCAGTTATTCTTTGCCAAAAATGTTATTATAATTTTGCAATTTTTCGTAACACCATCGACTTGATGACTGAATTTAGTTCTAGCCATATATATTTTCAAGGTGGAAGTCAAAAAAGTAGAGATTTCTTTTCTGCATTATTTAAGAAGATAAACATATCTGACCTGCAAGATAAATTCTTTAGAGAATATTATCGTTCTGGTAATGTATTTCTTTACAGATTTGATACTCAAATTCAAGATTCAGATTTAAGTAAAATTACTCAAACATTTGGCTTAACAAGCAAAGCTTCTGTAAGTCTACCAGCAAGATATATAGTTTTAAATCCTGCCGATATTCAAATTGGAGGAAGTATTAATTTTGCAGTTGGAAGATATTATAAAATATTAAGTGATTATGAATTAGAGAGATTAAAAAATCCAAAAACAGATGAAGATAAGGAAGTATTTGATAGCTTACCAAAAGAAACTCAAAATCTAGTAATGCAAAAAGGCGTAGGAATATTAAGCATTCCTTTAGAAAGAGATAAGATTGCAGCTGTATTTTATAAGAAACAAGATTACGAGCCATTTGCTGTTCCTATGGGTTTTCCAGTATTAGAGGACATTAATTGGAAAGCAGAAATGAAAAAAATGGATATGGCAATTACTAGAACAATGCAACAAGCAGTTCTTTTAATTACAATGGGTGATACTCCAGATAATGGTGGTATAAATCAAAAGAATCTTGAAGCCATGAGAGGTCTTTTCGAAAATCAAAGTATTGGTAGAGTTCTTATTGCAGATTATACAACTAAAGCTCAATTTGTTATTCCAGAAATTGGTAATCTAATTGGTCCAGAAAAATATGAAGTTGTAGACAGAGATATTCAAATTGGATTAAATAATATTCTTATTGGTAGCGAAAAATTTGCTAATACAAGTATTAAAGTCCAAGTATTCATGGAAAGATTAAAACAAGCTCGCCAAACTTTTATTACTGAATTTTTAGTTCCAGAAATCCGCAGAATAAGCAAAGATCTTGGTTTTAAAAATTATCCAGAACCAGTATTTGAAGATATTGATCTTAAAGATGATGTTCAATATTCTAGAATTTATAATAGATTAATGGAACTTGGCATCTTAACTCCAGAAGAAGGACTTAAAGCTATTGAAACTGGTAGACTTCCAACCAATGAAGAATCTCTTGAATCACAAGTTAAATATAAAGACTTAAGAGATCAAGGATTTTATCAACCATTAATTGGTGGAGCTCAAGGTGGTGGAGCAGGTAGACCATCTGGATCAACTGGAATTCCTCAAAATACAAAAAATGTTAAACCAATTGGTCAAGGACAGCAATCAAAAGCTTCTATTGAAGAAAAATATAGCGTATTAAAAATTAAAGAAAATCTTTCTAAAGCTCAAAAATTAGAAGAAGAAGTAAGTTCAAAATTAAGAGAAACGCATAACATTAAAAAAATGAGCAATCAACAAAAAGAAATAGCAGAGCAAATTTCTCATATTATTATCGCTAATGAAAATCCAGAGAATTGGAATGATAAAATATCAGATTACATTTCTAATCCAGTAGACACAAATGAAACAGCAGTAAAAGAAATTCAAGAGATCGCTTATAATCACCAACTTGATAGTTATATCTCAAGTATATTGAGACATAGTAAAATTTAATTTAAATTAAATTGTATACCACTTAGCGCCAACTGAATAAAATTCTTTTTGATTATTCTGGAAAAGAAGTACACCAGCAGCATTTACTCCAGAAAAGTCTATTGAATTATTACTATTTGGATAAACTTTAACACTACCTACGGCCGAATTTCTTACCATAATTCTATTACTAAAACCAGATATATTTGGTGGCAATGTTACTGCGCCAAGAGTGCCATTATTTGTAATTATCAAATTTACTTCACTAGTTAATAGTCCATTACCCTGCACATCTGTTCCAGCTACTACTCCAGTATTAACACTACTAAGTTTATATCCACTAATTATAGCTAATCCAGACTCATTAATTCTAGCTATTGTTTTATCTTGAGTAGTTCCTCCCGCATGAAATTCTATAATTTTTCCAACTGTTTGAGTTCCAATATCTAAGTCTCCGCCATTAATAAATAAATATCCATCAAAACCATTACCATTTGTATATGTAGCATTAGAATATCCAGAATTATTAATTCCTAAATTAATAAAGTTAGTAGTGTCTGTTGCATTATTAGCAGAAATAACTAAATCAGAACTAGATGTATTTCCAGTTGCTATATTTTGAATATTAAGTTGTAAATAATTATTTCCGCTGCCAACCACTGAAAGAGGATTATTTAATAATATATTAGTTGGTACTGTTCCATCCGAAAATGTGCCAGATCCAAGACCACTTACATAACCAGTAATTATAGCATTTGATCTAACTCTTAAATTATTTAAGAAAGCTGTTCCCCAATTCAATCCTTGATCTCCTAAATTTCTTGTATTATTTGTGGAAGGAATTAAATCTGAATTAGCTCTTGCTGTAAATGTAACTGTATCAGATGTAGCATCTCCTAATGTTGTATTTCCATTTACAGTTAGATTTACATCCACAGTCAAGCTATCATCAGTTTTTAAAGTATCATTTGCAGAGCGATAAAGATTTGCTAAATTTGCACCTGCACCAAACTCCAAAGCATCAGAGGTTGCTGTTGCGTTTACAAGAGAAACTGGTCCAGCATTAATTGTAACTGTGTCTGCATTACTATCTCCTAAAGTGGTATTTCCATTAACGCTTAAATCTAAATCTACAATTAAATTATCATCAGTTTTTAAAGTATTTGCAGCAGAACGATAAAGATTAGAGTCTCCTCCAATTGTCATACCAACACTAGTAGTTGTATCACTTAAATTTAAAGTATCTTTTCCATAATTACCACTAACTACAAATCTTAAATTAGATACCCAACCACTACTGGGAGTTGCGGTTCTATATACTAAATGTTTATCAGCAACTCCTCTTGAATCTGCTGGAGTTGTAGTTTTTACTATTAATCCAGCAAAATCTGCGCCAGCATCATCTGAAAAACCAACAGTAGTATAATTTCCTCCACCAAGTATAGATCCAGTTTGTACATTAAGCTCAATAGATTTATCTTCTGCAATAATTTGAGACACAGCAAATTGAGCGGTAGTTCCATAAACATTTAAATTTCCAGTAACATTAAGATCACCATTAAAAAATCCTGTTCCATCTAATCTAATATTTCCACCGCTAACATGCAATAATTGTACTGGATTAATTGTTCCAATACCAATTTTGCCTTGGTTATAAGCTGTACCTTCTACTCTATAGTAATTCTCATGATATTCTGGAATATAAGACATAGTTACCTTTTACCTTTCATTTTATTACACCAAAAACCAGCCACTTCCATTACTTAAAAATTCATAGCTAGCAAATCTTTGATCTATCATAAATCCAGTAAAGAATAAATCTATTCTTTCTGAACCAGTACAAAAGACCATAATATTACCTTTACCTAAATTTTTTACAGTATATAATACGCCACTATTTTGATTTACAGGAGGTAAATATAAATTAGTGGTTTTCATTATTGGAGTATTTATTAAAGTATATCTTCCAGTTATTCTTGCTGAAGTTGGATTTCCATCTAAGAATGTTGTAGCTAATCCACCTATTCTTCCTATTTCATGAGGTTGATAATCAAAATTGCAATCTCCATTACAAAAATCTGGTTTTGCAATTGCGCCATCTTTTACAGATATAGTAGTTGCATATCCATCACTATAACCACTTGGATAACTTACCATTGGACTTCCTATAGTATCCCACCCAAGATCTAAACCAGTTGGTTGCCATAAACCAACTTTATGAACATAATTTACTCTATCAGTACCAATTATAATTTCTGTAGCATTACTATATGGATTTAGACTTGCATTATTACAATTTCCTCCTAAATCAGAAGGAGTATGACACCACATACTGCCATCTAGATTTCTAGTAAATGCTTCTTGGAATATTCTTCCTGCTAAAAATTGTCCAGTTTCTCCGATTCCTGTAGAGAGCACAAGATCACCATCTATTTTAAAATTACCGCCAGATACTATTGCTCTAATATCTCCAGGCTGACTAATTTGAGATGGATTATCTGGAATATTATCATATTGATTTTTATCATAGAATTTAAAGTATCCACCTTCAGTTGCGTCAAGTAAAACATTTCCACTCCTTAGATGTAAAAGTTCTTGTGGATTTTCAAATGGAAGAGTTCCGCTAGTGCCTATTCCTATATTTCCATTATAAAGAATTGTTATTTTTCCAGAATTATTAACGCCAATTTGCATTGCGTTATTCATATTATTTGGATTTAGTTTATAACCAGCATTTCCAGATATTGGAAAAATTATTTCATTTCCAATTATTGTTGCTCCAGTTAATCCAGAAGTCATTAAATTTCTTCTACCGAATATATATCCAGAAGTATTTTGTCTTGCAGTATTATATGCTCCAACTGTAAATGTTTCTTTACCAGTTATTAAATTTGTATCACCAAAAATATAATTATTACGAGATGCAAGCTCTAGATTTAAATCCAATATTTGAAGTGAATTTAAAGTATTATTTCTTCCATATACATTTGAATAGGCTGAACCAGTATTTAAAGTATTATATTCACCATAAATAAAATTATAAAAACCAGAATCTAAATTCTGATTTCCAAAAGTATTATTTATACTATATACAACTCCAAATAGATTTGTATAATAATTTCCTGTAGATGATATAGTATTTGAATTACCATATACATTTGCACTATTAGTTCCTGAGTCTATAGTGTTATTATCTCCATAAATATTTATAAAATAAGACCCAGTATTTATAGGATTACTATCTCCATAAATATTTATATTATTATTTCCGTTTCTTATAGTATTACCATCTCCTATAATATCAATAAATCTAGAATTAATAAATACAGAATTCTTATCTCCATAAATAGCAGAGTCTGATCCAGAAATTTTATTATCTGATCCATAGATTTTAGTATTCTGGTCATTTAATAAATTGCCACGACCAAAAACGTCTGTGCCAGTTGCTTTGAATTGATTTTCATTTCCATATCCAACTACTATACTATTAAAACCACTTACTCTATTTCCACTTCCTAAAATATTATTATTTGCACCAGAAGAAATATTATTAAAACCAAATACATGAGATCTAGTTGCAGTTATTGTTGATGTATTACCATAACCATAAATTGCAGAATCATTTCCGCTTGCAATATTTCCACTACCATAAATGCTAACTCTATTAGCATTATTAAAATTACCTCTGCCAAAAATATTTGCATCTGTTCCATTTAAATTATTTATATTTCCATATCCAACAACCATGCTATTAACGCCACTATTATTATTTCCACTGCCAACTATTACTGCATCTGCTCCAGAAGAAATATTATTTAAACCAAAAATATGAGAACGAGTTGAAGTTTGAGAAATAAAATTACCATATCCATAAGTCGCTGAATCATCAGCATTTACAGAATTTCCAGACCCAAATACACTTGCTCGATTTGTATTAGGAGCAAAATTAGAAATTCTATTTCCTTCACCAAAAATATAATCTCCAGTACCCAAAAGTAAAGTATTTGATTTTCCTATTATAGTTGAATTAAAATTAGCACTTGATTGATTAAATCTTCCAAAAATATTTGAATTATCTCCTAAAGAATCTAATGTATTTGCATATCCAACTAATATATTATTATCACTAGATGAAAATATCTCATTTCCTGATCCAATTGTATAATTATTAGATGTTGAATCATATATATCGTTATTCAAACCAAAAATATAATCATTATTTGAATTTGCATCAATGTAACTATTACGACCCACAGCATAAGAATTATTATTTGGAGATACTATAAAATTTTCTTCTCCAAATATATAACCACTAGTTCCAAAGTTATCATTATTTTGTCCAATTGTATAAGATCTTGGCGCAGTAGCTATATTTCTTTCACCAACTATAACTTGTTTTTCATTGTAGGATTCATTGATTCTTCCAACTATTGTTGTTTCAGAACTTTTTAAACTATTAGTATTATTTTTACCAACAATAATAGCTTTAAATCCACTATTTAAATTATCACTTCCATAAATATCAGAATAGTATCCACTTCCATTAATTGTATTTCCTCTTCCAACTACATTTGAGAAATTTCCATAATTTGTTATATTAATATCTTTACCAAGAGAAATTATATCAATTCCAGTAACATTAGAATCTTTTCCTCCAACCCAATTTCCAGTTCCAGAAACAAATATACATTCACCAATTAAATCAGAAGTATTGGCTGAAGCTTCATTTCTTCTTCCCACAACAAAATTTCCACTTCCTCTTGTTAATATGTTAGTATCTCCATAGATATGATTTTCGACGCTTGGTTTTTGTACTTTATTATAAGTTCCTACTACAAAATTTATATCTCCATAACCAGTATTACTATGACCATAAATTTGATTTGTTAATCCAATATTTAAATTTAATCTTCCGTAAACATCAACTTCAATTCCACTAACATCATTTTCTAAACCATAAACAGAATTTTTTTCAAGGGCGCCACTTTTTATTTTAACTAAATTATTTCTTCCATAAACTAAACTATTTTTTCCACTGATTTTATTATAATCTCCATAGATTAATGAATTAGCTCCTGCTTCAGTAGTATTACCAATAAAATTATTTTCTCCTACAATAAATGATCCAGTAGAAAAAAGAAGTCCAACATTATAATTACCAAATACTTTTACATCATTTGAGTTTAAAGTATTATCATGACCATGAACATGATTATCTGATCCAGTTATATAATTATTTTCTCCAACAATTGTAATATCGCTTCCGCTTACAGAATTTTCAATACTAAAAACTCTATCATTAGTTCCAAGCGCATTATTTAAATCACCAAATATTTTTAAATCAATACCAGTTGCATTATTTCTAGAACCAAATATTTCATTTCTTGTTCCAGCATTAACATTAAATTGTCCAATAGTTATAGCGTATAATCCTCTTGTACTATTCGTATGGCCGAGATCTGTTACTCCAGAATTAAGACCAGAAATTATTCCAGAACCATTTAATATAAAATTTCCATCATAAAGCCTAAGAACACAAGACCCAACATGAGGAAGACGAGCATCATTACCTTTTCCACTTATCATTAAATTTCCGCTGATAAATCTATATCTACCATAACGATTACTTAGATCATCAAGAATATATGGATCTAAATTTTGAGTAACAAAATATTGATCATTAGCTAGTCTATTTAAGTTATCAAGAGTTACTTTATATGTAACTCCATCTTGAACTATAGGAAAAATATCCCCTGTTCTTGGGTATGGATTTTCAAATAACTGAGATATTTTCTTGTTTGCCATTAACTTTTCCTTTTACCTATCATAAATTTACACGTAAAATTAGTATAATACTTGA